TAGTTACTAATGCACCTATACCTGTTGGCGGAACACTTGAACTACTAAGCGGAAATAAAGTAGTAATGGAAACAACAGACACGCTGTCACTAACAGCATCTGGTGCGGCTGATATTGCTTTGTCAATAATGGAGATAACGTAAGATGGCATACTTAGGTACACCTATAGATACCAGAAACCAATTTCAATCTCTTCAAGGTAAGAGGTTTAATGGTGATGGTAGTACAACTGATTTTACATTAGATGTAGCACCTGGTTCAGTATTAGACATTGAAGTATTTGTTGGTAATGTAAGACAAGACCCTAACTCAGCATACACTTTAAGTGGAACAACACTATCGTTTACT